CTCCAAGGCCCTGCTGGTTGCCGGCAACTTCAAGTATGCCCGTTACGCCATCCGCCAGGACATCACCCTGAAGCTGCTGGATCAGGCTACCATCACCGACTCCGAAGGCAAGGTTGTCCTGAATCTGGCTCAGCAGGATTGCGTCGCTCTCCGTGCGGTCATGCGCATCGGCTGGGCTCTGCCCAAGCCCCTGAACCCCATCAGCGGCGTGACCTACTACCCCTTCTCCGTCCTGGAGCCTGCTGGCGCCGAGGGCTAATGACGACACGAGGCAGGGAGCAATCCCTGCCTCTTTGATCGGAGAGTGATACTGCATGGCAGACATCCACAAGGTAACCACTGAGCCTTCCGAAGAGGAACTGGAGATGATGGGCGAGCTCATGCTTGGCTTCATCTTCCCCAACACTCCGAGGACTAAGGACGAAAAGGCTGCATTCGAGAAAGCCGTGAAGTATCAGCTCAATCACGACAAGACTGTAGCCGAAGCATCCGCAGAAGTAGTTGGCGCCGTGCAACAGGGAGTAAAGTCCTTCAGGATTGGCGAGTTCAGCATGAGCTTTGGTAGCTCTACTACGAACCATCTGACCAGGAAGACGATCTGCCCCTATGCGTACAGCGTCCTTCTCCGTGCTGGACTCCTGTACAAAGGTCTTGAAAGGGGTTGCGACTATGGCGTTGATTGATTTCCTACTCAACGACACTGCGTTGGTAACTCCGTTCAAGCACCAAGGCAGCGGAACCCCTGTATACGGACGTGGAGAAAACCGCAAGTGCAGGATTCAGCGTGGAGCTAACCTTGAGGTAACCTACAAGAATCCAGACGGCGAGATCTACCAGAAGGTAGCAAAAGCCGTCATGTTCTGCACCGGCGAGGAGATCCCCCCTCAGAGTCTTGTCTTCCACAACAGCGATGAATACACCGTCATCAGCTGTTCGCCAAAGTACGGTATTGGTTTTTCCCATCTGGAGGTGTATCTCGAGTGAGCATCAAGTTGAAGATCAAGCTTGACAAAGAAAAGATTCGGAGCATTACGAAGAACGGGACGCAAAAAGGGACACACATGGCCCTTGACCATCTCGCTTCTGTCAGTAAGGATCAGGTTCCGCTTGATCAAGGCCCTCTGAAGAACTCGTGCTACGTTGACGTGAACGCCGACGGCAGCCAGGGAACTGTAAGTTATGACACTCCCTACGCTGTGATTCAGCACGAGAAAACATCCTTCAACCACCAGCGTGGCAGAAAAGCCAAGTACCTCGAAGACCCCGTCAATGACGGCGGGGTGCAATCTGCTATGGCTCAGCTCGCAAGAGATGGCATGGCATCAGAAATGGGGGGGTAACCGTGAATCTGCTCGAACAGATCGCTACCCATCTCGAGTTCTGCGGGTTTGGCAAACGTCCTGACGAAAACGGCCCGGGCGACATCTATTGGGGCACGATGCCCAGCTCACCTGACAAATGCATAGGCATCTTCTCCAGCGACTCAGGATACCGAGGCTCTGAAAACGGAGCTCGGATCCAGATCATCGTTAGGGCTGATACTGATCTGGAAGCATACACACTCGCACAAGACATCACCGAAGAGCTCGCTGATTTCGACGGGTTTCTTGGCGGCGATGGGGCATGGGTGCGTATCGCTGTAACCAACTCTGCAACCGGTCTTGGTGCAGACACCAAGACCAGACCTCTGTATAGCAGCAATTATGTGCTGCACTACTGCGACTACTAATCAAGGAGGAATCCATTATGGCAAAGGGTCGTAAGAAGGGCTGTCCGGTTAATATCCGTAACTGGCTGGTCTACATTCTGGATGTGGGCACTCAGGAGTTCGTCCGCATCTACGGTCTGAACAAGCTCAGCCGCTCCATCGAGAGCGAGACTGAGGACGGCTCCGCTGACACTGACACCTGGGCTGAGCCCTATGTCACCAAGCGTTCTGGCAGCATGACTCTGGAAGGCAAGCCTGTAGTCGAGGAAGCCACCGGCGTCAAGGATGCTGGCCAGGAGATGCTGGAGTCCTATGCCAACGCCGTTGGCTGCGAAGGCGATGCCACCCTGAAGTTCATTGACCCCTATGGTCATGCTTGGCAGGCTGACTACATCATCACCAACTTCAGCGAAGATGCTGACGAATCCGGCAACACTGTCTCCTGGGACCTGGAACAGGTTGGCGAGATCGAGCTGCTGCCTTACGTTGCTGTCACCGCCGTTGCGGCCAAGGACGGCTCTTCTGATGCCGAAACGCTTCAGATGAAGGTTGGTGATCCTGCGAAGATCATCTCCCTGGCGTTCACCCCTGACACTGCGTCCAACAAGCGCTTCCGGGTGACCAACTCCAAGCGCACTGTGGCTACTGTTGGCAACATCACCGAAGACGGCTTCTCCGTCACCCCCGTTGCCGCTGGCAGCACCACCATCACCGTCACGTCCGTCAGCGGCGCGAAGACCGCTGTTATCAATGTGACCGTGACCGCTTAACCCCGTCAACTCAACGACCGCAACATAACACAAATGGAGGCTGTCAGTATAGGCAGTCTCCTTTTTCACATACAAGGAGGATTTAGATATGAGCAAGGTTCTCAATTTCGATCAGTTTATGTCCGAGAAGAAGCAGGAAACCATCAAAGTCACCGTATTCGGCAAAGAGTACGAAGTGCCTGCCAAGGTCCCTGCTATCGTCCCCGTCATGATGGCCCGTGCAGAACGCACCAAGAATCCCGTTGATAACACCCGCCTGACTATGTACGCCGCCGATGCCCTTCTGGGCAACGAAACGGTGACCGAGCTGTGCATGAAGGGTATGAGTGGTCAGGATCTTGCCGACCTCGTGACGATGCTCTTCCACAAGATCAACGGTCCCGATGAGGAGGAAGAAGAGGCGGAGGAACTGACCGATGAGGATAGCCGCACTCCTGTCGAAGGTGGCAAGTCTGAAAAAAAGTAAACATGCTCCTGATTTGGGATGCCATAGAAGCGGACTTCCTGCGTGACTATGGGATCACTTTGATGGAGCGTATTGACCACATGACTTGGCGCCACTTCCTTGTGCTGCTGAACAATCTCAATCCACACGGTGCAGTTGCGGCTCGTGTCCGTGCAGAATCGGACAAGATGACGGAAACTACTGCATCCGAGGACGAGAAGGCTGCAAATGCCTTCTTCTCTTCGATTGTTTCGATGTAAAGATAAGGAGGCGGTTCCATGGCGCTGAAAGTCGGCGAGCTGTATGCGTCATTCGGGATTGACTCGTCTGACCTCGGCAAGGCCCTCAGCGGAATCGAAAAACAGTGTGCGCAAGCTGCCAAGACGCTCTCAACCGTAGGCGCTGGCATGACGCTTGCTGTCACAGCCCCCCTCATTAAACTTGGCAAAGACATCCTCCAGTCCTCCATCGACTTCGAGAGCGCGTTCGCTGGTGTTAAGAAAACTGTTGATGCAGGAGCTCTTGCACAAGCAGGAATGAGCTATGAGATGCTCGCTGATTCGATCAAGAGGTTGTCCATTGAAGCCCCTCAAAGCACAGAAGCTCTTGCTGCTATCATGGAAGCTGGTGGTCAGCTCGGCATCGACGTTACTGCCCTCGAGGGGTTCACGAAGACCATCGCAGCACTTGGTGTTACTACCAACATGACGACCGACGAAGCCGCCTCAATGTTTGCGAAGTTCGCAAATATCACAGGAATGAGCCAGTCTGAGTTTGAAAACCTCGGCAGTACCATAGTTGCGCTTGGTAACAACTTCGCCACAACCGAAAACGACATCATGCGCATGGCAATGCGTATGGCTTCTGCAGGTACGACTGTTGGCATGTCTGAAACTGACATCCTCGGCTTTGCTGCCGCAATGTCGTCTGTCGGCATCATGGCTGAAGTCGGTGGTTCTTCCTTCTCCACGTTCGTTTCCAATCTTGCCCTTGACGTAGCAACATCTGGTGACAACCTCAAAACCTTCGCGTCTGTTGCCGGTATGACAGCAGATGAGTTCAAGGTCGCCTTTGAACAAGATGCTGCGTCTGCGATCAATAAGTTCATCCTTGGACTGAATGATATGGATCGAAACGGCATGTCAGCCATCCAGATCCTTGACAAGCTCGGCATATCGGAAGTTGGCATGCGCAATATGCTGCTTGCTCTTGCAAACTCTGAAGGCTTGCTTGGCGAAGCTCTTGAGATGTCTGCTGACGCATGGGAATCCAACATTGCCATGCTCGAAGAGGCGAACCAGAGATACGCAACAACTGAAAGCCAGCTGCAGATCATGAAGAACGCTCTTGAACTCATCAAGATTGACCTTGGTGATTTCGCTCTTCCGTTTGTTAAGAATCTCACTGGTGATGTTGTTGCTGCTACCAAGGCATTCCTCGCAATGGACGATGCAACCAAGGTTGCCGCACTCAAGATGGGCGGCCTTGCTGCTGCTGCCGGTCCTGCACTCACCGCCATTGGCGGTCTTGTCGGCTTTGCAGGTAAGCTCGTGCCGATCATGAGCGCTCTCATCAGTCCGGTTGGTGTGCTTGGCGCTGGTCTTGCGTTGTTCTCCATTGCAGCTGTCGATGCAAACAACGACATCGGCAAGTCCCTCGAAAATCTATCGGCAAAAGCGAAGAAGGCGCTGGATTCCGGCAATGCCTCTCTCCCTGGCTTGATGAAGAAGGTCTCCAGCCGCATCCCGGCTATCGCAGGATCTATCGTCAAGACAATCGGAAACACTGTCCCTGGCGTCTTCGAGCTCGGTTTTACCGCCCTGACCGGATTCGCAGATTCGATTTCTGAGAACGCCGATGTCATTGCAAATGTAGGAATGAGCATCGTTGAAAACGTCTGCTCTGGCCTGTCTTCTGGGCTCCCCAAGTTCATTCCTGCTGCTGCCCAAATGGTGACCAGTATCGGATCTGCGCTGATCTCAAATCTACCTCGACTTGTTACATCTATTGGCGATGTAGCCGCGTCTATCTGGGATGGTCTCAAGGGCATCAACTGGGGTGAACTCGGCAAGCAGCTCATTGGATCTATCGGCACTGCCCTCTCCGGCCTCGGTACTGCTCTTACGGGCTGGTTCAACACAGCTGTTACAGGCTTCCAGAACATGTCTTGGGCAGACATCGCGGTTCAGATCGTTGATAGCATCGCGGCTGGGATCCCCAATGTTGCATCCGGTGCAAGCAAGATCATCACATCTCTTGGCAATTTGCTATCCAGCGTTGACTGGGGTGGCCTTGCCGGTGGTGCTCTTGCAAGCGCAACCAAAATCGGCGAATCGCTGATGAATGCTATCGTCGTTGGCATCACAAACCTTGGAAATCTTGGTGTTGATATTGTCAAGGCGATTGGAAGCATCCTCGCTTCTATCGACTGGGAGTCCGTGACTGTCGGCCTTGATGGCTTCGGTCAGATGCTCACCAATGGTCTTGTCAACGGCATAGCAGCACTTGGTGACGCAGGCTTCAAGATCATCGTGGCAATCGGAGACATCCTTGCGAACGTTGACTGGTCTGCTGTCGGGGATACAGCAGCTGACCTCGGCGAGATGCTGATTGATGGCATTATCGCTGGTGTCGGCGCTCTTGCAAACGCCGGAACCCAGCTTGTCACTGCGATTACAGATGTCATCGGCAAGATCAAATGGGATGAAGTCGGTACCGCAGCTGTTGACCTTGCTGGCAAACTGTTCGACGGACTCCTGAAGGGTGCTGCATCTATCACTCCTGATGTTTCAGAGCTCATGTCTGCCCTCGGACGTGGCATCGCAGCAGCAGGAACAGCCCTTGGTGATGCAGCTGGATCAATCATCAGCGGCCTCGTAACCGCCATATGCTCCCCTGAAAGTTGGACTACACTTGTCAAGGTTGGTGGCGAAATCGTCCGTGGCCTCGCAGAAGGTATTGTGAACCTTGGCGCTGGCATAATCGAAGGTGCTTGGAATCTCCTCGCCGGAACGGTCAAGTCTCTACTGGTGGAACTCGGACTGATAACAGAGGAAAACCCTGTCAATATCCACTTCACTACAGACGGTGTTGAACATGGAGGCGGCGGTGTTCGCTTCCCCGAGGTTGAAGCTGGCGCCCAAGAAGCAGGAGAAAGCGCATCGAATGCATTGGCTTCTGGCATCAGTTCAGGCGAAGGCGATGTTGAAAATGCTGCATCCAAGACAGCCACAGCCGCCGAAGTAGCCCTTAAGACTCTCCCGGATGTAACCGAACTACTCGGCGGAGAAGCGGCTACTGGTATGGCTACTGGCATCGCAAACAACGGCAACCAGGCCACGCAGGCCATGAGTACGTTGTCTACAGAGGTTGTTGCTGCAGCCCTCCAGGAGATGTCCTATAGCACTGGCTATCAGACTGGATATGACTATGCAAACGCCATGAAGGCTGGTATCCTTGCAGTGCAAGGACCTGTTGCCGCAGCTGCTGGTGTAATAGCCTCTGGTGCGAAGAATATGGCCGCAAGTGCCATGTCCTACTTTGTAGGCAGTAGTATCGGATACAATTTCTCCAGTGGCATAGCCGGTGGCATCCGTAGTGGCATTGGTCTGATCTCTGACGCAGCTATTGCAGCGGCTCTGGCTGCTGTAAACGCCGCAAAGGGCTCCCTCGACATCAACAGTCCGTCTCGAGTAGGTAGGGATGTTATCGGCAAACAGTGGGATGCTGGTATCGCTGAAGGCGTTTGGGGAAACGCTGCACTCATCTACAATGCAGCAGAACATGTTGTCGGTTCCATGCGTGATTCGTTTATGGTTGGCGACCCCTCTCACGGTACAGTGTATTCCTCTGGCGAAACGGCTCGCCAGACTGCAAAGGAAACCGCTGCTCAGAACTCTGAGGACAAGTCGCTGCTTGAACGAGCCAAGGTGATTGGCACAGTCATCGCAGAGGAACTGATCGGTTCTGGCGTCCTCGAAGGCGATTTCATTATTGATGGCGAAACTGCCGGCCGCAAGGTCGCAGGCTCCGTCAGTCGTAAGATCAATCGTGACAGTAAGAAGACCGTATCTGGTCGTACAGGAAAGGCGGTGTTTGCCTGATGAACTTTAATGGAACCTACCTCAAGTCCTTCGGGCACTGCAAGGTGTTGAGCTGGAAGAATAGCGTCTACACCGACTTTGACCGCAAGGAACTGGTGCATAATGGCCGCGTTCTCGCAGCCGTTGAAGTCCCGACCGTTCGTAAGATTGAGGCGAACATCCTCGTGCGCGGCGGTAGTTACGATGAAATCCGGCAGAAGCTTGAGGACATCGGCAACTGGCTGTACAGCGCAGGAACCGCCAAGCTCTGTCATGAAACGGATCTTACCCGTTACTTCATGGCCCGCTGCACACAGGTCTCTACGCCCGTGTACAGCGGGCTTTCTGCTCGTTCTACAATAACCTTCACATGCTCTGATCACAGGCTTTATGCGTCCTACAATGATCTCCCAGTTGAATCGGAAGAGAACAACATGTCGAACTTCACGTTCTCTGGAAAGCATTGTCTGAACGATATGGGCTGCCTGTTTGTGAAGGATTCAGAGCCTGCGATCCCGGCTGTAAAGCCTCATGTGTATGAGATCAGTGGGATGAGCGGCACTCTTCGGTACAACACCGGCAAACCGGTCCTGCAGGAAACGACAATGAGCGGTACTCTGTACTTCGTGAAGGAATCCTCTGATGGCCGAATGACCGAAGATGAGATTGTCCGAAAGAAGCACGAGGTTGCTGCATGGCTCATCAATGCAGAACGTGCTACCCTTGTCATGGACAGCGACATCACCCGTGAGTATCAAGCTGAAGTCGTGACAGAAGCTCTCTTGAACCGCAAAGACTGGGCTAACGGCTACCTCAAAGTCAAGTTCACTGTTCAACCTGTCAGCAAATCTGTTGAAGTCTCTGAAGTTGAAACAGAAGTCGTCACCATCCCTAACGAGCACTGTACGATTGATCTGTCCGAACTCGTTCCAAACGGAATTGGTCATGAAACCCCGCTCTCGATAAAGATTACTCATAAAGGCGGAGATACTGTCACATGGTTGCGCATAAGGTACGACTACCATTCCAATTCGCAAATCGTTCTTGCACATGAAAGTTTCAAGCTTCAAGAGAGTGATTCTGTGCTGATCGACTCGGAAGATGGACATGTTGTTCTTGAAGATCAAGGAAGTGACAGTACCGGGCATTGGGCAAACGTCACAAGCGGTGTATGGTGTATTGAATCTGGTAACTTTCCAGCTCTCTCCGTTAATGGGTTGAGATCCCTCACGATCAAGACCGATGCAGCCGCAACTCTCCTTGTTGAAGTAAGCTGTAATGCGAGGTGGGTCTGATGAAGCCTCGTCTTTATGATCTCAACATGAATCTGATCACCAATCTCCGGTACGCAACGAAGACCGGGTACACCCACAAGTTCAACGATCTGTGGACCGCCAGCTTCTATCTGCCGGTAGATGATGAGTCGAACGACCTCTGCGAAGCTCATACCATCATCGACATCTTCGATGGAGATCAGAGCGTTGGCAAATATCGCATCCTCGAAGAACCTGATGCAGAAATCACTGCTGTTGATGGTCTTGTCGAGTACAGCTGCGAGCACGTCATCGCGTTCCTCCTCAACGATGTCATCGACGGATACCTTGAACTTGGCGGCGAGGAGTTCAACACGCGCCAGGTGATCGAAGCACTGCTGGATCTTCAGACGGTAAAACGCTGGAAGCTCGGTCAGTGCGACTTCGACTACAACTTCCAGCACAGTTGGGAGAACACCAACTTGCTGGATGCTCTGTTCTCTGTACCGACATGCTTCAGTGACAGGTACCACTGGGAGTTTGATACGGACTCCTACCCGTGGACGGTCAACCTTGTGAGGCTGAACGATACCCCCTCCTGCATCATCCAAAGGAAGCGGAATTGCCAGTACGTCAAGCGAGCGAAGGACAACTCCCAGCTCACCACCCGACTGTACTGCAAGGGCAGCGGCGAAGGCGTGAATCAGCTTACGATTGCCGAAGTAAACCCCACCGGCAAGCCGTACATCGACTCCGACACCATCGAAACCTACGGCATCAGAGCTGCCCACTACATCGATCTGACCTGTACCGATGCCCACACCCTCTTCGCCAAGGGCCAGCAAGTCCTTGAGGAGGTCAAGCATCCCAGGTACACCTACTCCGCCAAGGCCGTCCATCTGTCGAAGATGACCGGCGATGACTGGTATCACTACGAGGAAGGCCGTACCGTCCGCATGGTGGACGGCAACAAGATCGACATCCAGACCACGATCATCGAAGTCTCCAAGGCAGACATCGACGGCGATCCTCTGGACATCGACATCGTTCTGAGCAACAAGGATTCCGACGTTGCCAGTGCGATTGATGACCTTACTCGAAGAACAGCCATCACCGCTCAGTATTCCCAGGGTGCGACGAATCTGTACAGTCAACAGTTTGCTGATAACGCAGACGAGGATCATCCTGCTGTGATGAAAGTCTACATCCCAAAGGATTGCTCTCAGATCAACAGCGTCATGCTGTCATGGTCTGTTGAGAAGTTCAGGGCATACAGCCGTTCTACATCAGCAGGAGGCGGAACCGCAACCACGAGTGAAGCTAATGCATCTGAGACAATCCCTGTTGTGATCCAAGCCACCAGCTCCAATGGCTACACCACATCCTTGTCCGCTCATAATTCTGGATCTGCTGACGCTACTGACGGACACACTCACAACATAGTCCATAGCCATGAGATCTATGCCTACATCGAGATTCCGTCCTCTTCAATTCTTGTCCCTGGCCACACGCACACTGTCCAAACCAAGTCCCATTCGCATGGAATCTCATACGGTATCTACGAAGGCGGCAAGGCTGAGAACGTCACCATCAAGGTAGATGACACTGAGATCCCGGCCGAGGAGATCGATGACAAAGAGATGGACATCGTGAAGTACCTCTCCAAGGACTCGAACGGCAAGATAGACCGTGGCAAATGGCACACGATTGAAATCCTGCCCGACAAGATAACCCGCATTGAGGCAAACCTCTTTGTGCAGACCTTTGTTACCTCTCACAGCGGAGGTAGCTACTAAACTCTGTCGCCGCCACACCGAAGGGCTGCGTTCCTACGCAGCGTGGTTATAGGTGTGGTCGCGGCTTTTTGTGATGAGGTGATGAAAATGAGCTGGATAATCCACGAGAAGGTTGATCTGGTTCGTGGATTCGTCGATGTGAACGTCTGGCATACAGCGTTGATGGTCCCCGGCGACTCCAATGCCCATGTTTGGGAGATCGAAGTGAACAACGACGGTGTTCCTTATGACCTCACCGGATACACAGCCATTGCGCATATGACTCGCGCGGATGAAAAAGAAGTCATGCTCAAAGGCGTATGCTCAGGCAACGTCATAACCGTCGTGTTTGAAGAGCCTGTATATGCCATCCCAGGCCAGCTCCGTGGTCTTGTGAAACTGTCACGAGGCGAGACGAGGCTGTCCATCTGCGAGACGTACTTCAGAGTCCGCAATCCCCCGTCCGGTCAGATTGTTGATCCCGGAGAGGTTATCCCCGACATCGAAGTTCTGCTCGACAAGATTGCAACACTCGACGAAGTTATCAAGGAAGCCAACGATGCTGCCGACCGAGCCAATGCAGCTGCAGATGCAGCAGAGCAGTTTGACGCCACCAAGCTCGCAGACGGAATGCGATATAACCCTGACAGCGGTGACCTTTGCCTGACCAGTCACGGGCAGCCCATTCCCGGTGCGGAAGTGACCATCAAGCTCACCGACAGCTACACCAAGCGCGAAGTCGATGAAAAACTCTCCGACCTGGAAAAAAGCATCGGGGAGATGGACATCGAAGGTGCGACCTACTACGCCACCTACGGCACTGAAGTGCTGGACAATGGCGAGGAGACCGAGAATGTCTTCACGTTGTGGGAAGTTGATAAGGATGGAGTAGAGACCGTCAAGAGCCGCTTTGTCATCCAGGGCGGCGGTGGCGGAGGCAGCACAGTCGTCACCAACCTGAAGGTTGAACGCATCACGCCTTCGCCCCTGATCCTGACCCCCACGGATGAGGCTGAGATCTCCTTTAGCTACTCCAGCACGGACTCTGATGGCGAGAACATCGACGGTACCTACGCCCTGAAAATCGGAGCAAGCGTCATCGCCAGCGGCCCCTGTAACCACGGTGTGAACATCATCAACGTGACGCCCTTCCTGAGCACAGGTACCCAAAAGCTGACGCTGACCGTTTCTGATGAGGGCGGCAGCATGACGGTAAAGTCCTGGACGGTTCAG